AACTCCAACAAAAAAAACAAAAGGGCAAAAAGTGTGGTATAATAGAGATGGAGGTAAAGAAAGATGAAAGAGATAGGAAAGGTAAAGATAATAAATAGGGAGTATAGGATATATGGACATGAAGAATTAAAAGAGATAAATGAGGCATATAATAAAGCCTGTGAAGGATGTGAGATAGAGGATAATAAGGAAAATAGGGAAGTAGTAGATGGCTTTTGTGATTATTGTAAGAAAGAGATACATGTTCTAGTAAGGGAAGATAAGGAATATGAAGAAGAAGTATTAAGACATGAAGTAACACATTGTTTGTTGTTTCAGATGGGGTATTCGTTCCATAATGATGAAGAAATGGTAGAGAAGATAAGTAAGATAAGTAAAGTATTGGAAGATACGATAGAAAGTATTGACAAAACAAAAGCAGAGTGATACAATGAAGGTGGATTGAGGAAGAGAAGTAGAGGCTTTCTTAATCTAACAAACATCACACATCTGATAAGATGTATCTTAGTGTTACTTCTCGTAAGTAGCACAGAGTAGGTATGAGAAGTTGTCTGTGTATCTATTCTGTGGTGCTTAAGAAAAAAGCACTAAGGCATACCCCTTTTTATATAGAAAGTTTTTTATTTTCTAATGTGTTGTGTTTAAAATTGTAAACTAAGAATTTTTTGACCAAAAATCTACACTGCTTGTTATAGGCAGTGTGCTGGGATGTATAAAAAAACGAGCATGGAAGAAAGGTTTTCATTCTAGGAAGTTTCTATGGAGGTTTGAGTCCTCTAAAATCCATTATATCTTGGCACAGTGCTTATGAATAACTCCAAATGCACACTATTTTCACCCCCTTTATTAAAAGAGACTTTAAATAAGAGTCTCTTTTAATATTGATAAAGGGAAATTAAAGTGATATAATAAAGATGTAAATAAAGGGATTGTGATGTCAATGAGAAGAGAAGTAGAAAATAAGGAAAAAGATTAGGTGAAAAAATGTTAATGTAATGTTTTTTTGCCTTTTTTTAAAATAAAGAGAAGGAAAGGAGAGAGTGATGGATGATATTTATAATGAAATAAGGAATGCAATGTTCAAGAATGTTGATGAATTATATCGAAATAGGAAGAAAATAAGGAAAGAATACCAGAATTTAGAAGAATATGCAAAAAAAGAAGTGTATAAGTGGTGGTTTTTCTTCTATTTGTGTCAATTAAAGAACCCTTTGAAAGAATTATTGTGGGATTATTTGAATAATAGAGGAAATGAACAAGTGCTTGCAAATGAATATAAAAACTTTTGTGAAAAGAGGAAAATGCTTTATTCCCCTGAAATTGACAAAATAGACTAATTATAATATAATTATTGCAGTAAGATAGACCAAAAAAGGAGATAATTATATGATACATACAATATTAACAACAGCCATAGGGAGCATTACTTCTTTAATTATAGGATACTTAATAAAATGCCTTGCTAACTATAAAAAAAGAGATGATATTCAAAGCAAAGCCCTAAGGAATATACTTAAAGGGAATTTAGTGAATCAATTTTATGTATATAAAGAGGTAGGAAGTGTTCCTAGATATGTTAAAGAAGCATGGTATGATATGTTTGAAAGTTATACTGATTTAAACGGGAACAGTTTCGTTAAACATGATATCGAACCGAAGTTTGCAAAACTTCCAATTAAAGATTAATTTGACTTTTATAAATAAAAAGTTTATAATATGCTGCAAAAAGGAGGGAAATTATGGGTAACACTAAAGATTTTAAAGAAAATTCTGAAGAAAGTTTAGCGATGGAACTTTTAAAAGACTTCAAAAAGCAAAATAAAAGACAATTTGTGATAATATTGGTTTTACTTTTATAGATAATTCACATATTAAAATAGGTGATGACTTATGGGAAAGATAAAACTAACTAAAACAACGAAATATCGTAAATCTCAAACTATTAAAGATAAGAACGGTATGCTACATTGCAATTCATGTGGATGTGGTAATGCCACAATAATCTAAGCATAAGCCTATTAAAGGAACTCGTAAGAGAATTGCTAATCCGTGGAATCACACGGAATAAAGATAGGCTTAAAAAAACCTATCTTTTTTATAAAACGAAAAATAGCAAAAATTCGTTTTATATATAAAAAATGTGCAAAATTGAAAGGAGAAAAGATAAAATGATAAATTCAGTACAAGAAACTGCTTTAACTTTAGATAGCAACACTTCTAACATCCCTTTTGCTAGTGATGTTGTTAGAACAAGAAGTGCTAACTGCTGTGGTTTTCTTAACCATAGTGTGGGAGGAACTCAATATCAAATAACAAATGCTGGTATTTACGAAATTATGTTTAACACAAATGTAACTTCTGCTACTGTTGGTGCTACTGCTCTAGGTATTAAAGCAAATGGCGAATTATTAAGTGGCACAGAAATGGATTATACTGTTGCTACTGCCAATGTATATGGTAATGTATCTGCTAATAGACTTTATAGAGTTTGTGGTAATGGTTCAGTAACTATTACAGTTGGCTCTCTACCTACTAGTGGTGCTACTGCAACTCAAATACCTGCTATTAAGAATGCTTCATTAATTATTAAAAAAATTGCCTAGATGAATAATGAAACTAAAATGCCATGGAATTATGATATTTTAAATATCATTTCCATAGCAAGTTATTTATTGTCTGTTCAAAACTTACAATTAAACCAGCAACAGACAAGTAATGATGATATAAATAAGCATTTGCAAGACCAAGATGAGATATTGCATGAGCAAAATGAAGGATATTTAACTAAAATAATTCAGCAAAATGAAGAAATACTAACTCTATTGAAAGGAGGAAAGAATGAAAATTAAAGAATACATTGAAAGAATAATTGAAAATGGCAAGTCAGAGGATATGGAAGAACTATCTAATATGCTCGATGAGGCTATTATCAAATTGAAAGTCTTAGAGCCAGAATGCTACGACAAATATAAAATGAAGTTAATGGGAATGGCATACAACTATAAATTTGACTATGATACTGCCTGTGAAATAGTAAATAGTATGAAACCTTTAGGTGAATATTGGGATTATGAAACTACTAAGAATTTAAAAGATGATTATGATATAGATGATGTGGATTTCTATATAGTTATGAACAGTTTGGTTAATGATTATGGAAAAGTAATAGATAAAGAAGATACCAACACCTATGCTAAAATGGCAAGGTCCTTTATATTAGATGAAGATGCCAAAAAGAACAAGGTATGGATATACTTTACTAAAATAGTTAAATAGATTGACAAATTAGTAAAAAAGAGTTATAATTTAATTGCAAGCAGAGGTATTAGATTATGGCACGACCGTATTAATGTCTTAGTTTGCTTTCTTTTAAAATTATTTTATGAAAAAAAAGACTCAGTTAACTAGTCTTTTTTTCTATGTATATTTCACAATGAGGATATTCTCTATTATATTCAACACGAGAGCCATCAAATGAAGTAACTATTGTATAATTATCATCTTCCAGAACTTTATACTTAACTAAAATATCACATGTAGCCTGCAAAAGATTGGTTAAATCACATCTTCTTCTTGTTTCCATAAAGTATAAAACCTTTAAGTTTATTGGGTAATTTATAGGCTCATCTAATTCTGGCATATAGGCTTTGCACTTTCTTTCGTACTCTTGGTAAGGTTTGCTAGGCAAAATCATAGGTCTTCCTCTCACAATCACTATATTTGAGTGATTTTTTTTTGTAACAGGATTTATTGGTATTTCTATCTTCATCTTTTTATTTTCCTTTCTTTATGGTATATAAACATAATATATCATTAATTGACTATTTTGTAAAGTTATGATAATATTTACTTGATAAGTATGGGAGGGATTATTTTGAATAAAACTAAAGAAAATAATAGAGAAATAGTCAATAATAACTTCAATGATTTAAGAGAATTGGAACAATTTTATACAACAGGTAAAGTTGATGATGTCCTTGAAAAAATAGAAAAAAAGAAAGAAATGGTGGTAAAAGAAATTATAAAATATCAGAAAGACCATACTACAAAACTTAAGAATAAAGATGGTAAAACTTATGGAAGTGTAGTAAACATGAATCCATTGGTTATTAATAATTACTTTTTTAAGCCTATAACCTCAATAACAAGCCAAGAACCAATCTATAATGCAGAAAAATTAGGCATGGTTTTTGATTATTATTGCTTTTTATTATCAAATGTCAATGATAAAATAGGGTATTTCCCTAGTTCGCTTACCAGTTTCTGTAAATTAGCAGGAATAACTCTTAACACTTTGAGAGGTTATAAATCTAGTACAGATTATAGTATGAGGGTTGTTGTAGAAAAAATATATGACCAAATTGGGGATGAAAATGTTACAATGAGCCAAATGGGTGTTGTAAAAGAGAGAAGTACAATATTTAAGATGAAATCTCAAAATGAAATCGTAGAAAAGGCACAACCTAACATCAATATAAATATAACTGAAAAACCAGATATGGAAAGAATTGAAGAAAGAATAGGCAAATATAAGAAATTTGCTGGAAAAAAGGGTAATAACTAATGACTGAAGAACAAAAGCAAATAAAGAGTGCTATTTTATCTATACTAGACATTTTACAGAACAATTTTAAATATTCCTATGGGAAAAAGATAAGTTTAGATGAAGTATTCGAAATGATGAACGATTTATATGTTTTGTTCAATAATTTTGAGCAAAATACACAAGAATGTGGCGAATTAGTAGTTAAAAGATATATTCCACTACTGGATTTACTGATAGCAATAGATAAAAACTATAATCATTTGGTTGAATACGAAAAACATTTGAAAAATGCTTATAAATTGGGTGCTAGAGTGTCTTTAGAACACTATATGGTCTATAGGGAATGGAACGAGCCAGAAAAAGAGAAGTTTTTTGAGCCTAGATATAACATACTTGTTGGGTATATGCACTACTTACAAGAATTGGAATGCAATCCCAATTTTACCACTTTAATATTTAATGCTCCTTCTGGTTATGGTAAGACTTATCCTAAAAAGGTTAGTGAGGCTTGGAGTTTTGGAATAAATAACACTGGAGCAATATTGGCTCTATGTTCTAATGATGATGTCGTTAAATCAGGTTCTAGAAGTGTAATAGATGAAATAAAAAGTGAACAATTTGGCGAAGTTTTTCCTAACATGAAGTGGAACGAAAATGATAAAGATTTCTTCTTAAAAGAAACTGATGAAAAGTGGAAGTTAAAGACTTGCAAACTTCCTTATAGTTATTATGCTAAAACTACACAAGCCAATGTAGTAGGTTCTAGGGCAAGTAAATCTATACACATAGATGACTTGTATCCAGACTATAAGGAGGCTATGAATCAGGCATTAAATAAATACTATTACAATAAATCTATAACGGTATGGGAGAAAAGATTCGTTCAGAACAAAAAGCCAAAGGTTTGTATAACAGGAACTTTATGGGCTAGTGGAGATTATATTGACTTAAAAATCCAACAATTGAAGAAAGAACATAAATTCTTTAAGCATCCGAAGTATCCATATACATACATAAGTGAGGACAAATCTTGTGCAATAATCCAAGTACCAGCCCTAGATTATGAAACTGGAGAAAGTACTTGTCCTGAATTGAAATCAACATCAGAATTACTTAAAGAAAAGGCTAACATGGAAGAATACCTATGGGAAACAAACTTCCAACAAAAGCCTACAAATCCTGAATCGTTGATATTTAGTTATGATAAGTTGAGAACATATAGTACTGTTCCTGAAAGTGACTACAAAGGTACTTATGCCGTAATAGATGCTACCAGAAAAACTGGTAAAGACTTCTTTGCGATGCCTATATTCAGGAAAGTGGCTAATGATAATTTATTTGATTACTATTTAATAGATGCTTTATTTACCAGAACTGCTACAAAAGATATGTATAATGATATTGTTGATAAGATAATTGAAAATAACATAGTATTTATGGTAATAGAGTCGAATGTAACCAGCGAATTAAAATCAAATATAGAAAGAATATGTAGGGAAAGAGGTATTGTACCTCCAGAAATAATTGAAAAATACAATGTAGAAAATAAATTAGCCAGAATAACAAATGAAATGCACCTTGTAAAAAAAGTCTTGATTTTCCCTGACAAAACAATGTATGGAGTAAATACTGACATAGGTAAATTCATGGGCAATTTAACCACATATAATTCTGATGGACAAAATGCCAACGATGATGCTCCTGATAGTGCTGCTTTATTCTGTAGCGAAATTATAGAAGAAAATAGTCAACTACAGGTTGCTGTTGCTGTGCCATTTATAAGGGAACTCCTTTAAAAATGGGTAAAAGTTGACAAAAAAAATAAAATGTTGTATATTTCATATATGAGTAAAGATAACAAATCAGATAGGAGTTGAAATATGAAAACAATGGGTAGAAGAACAATTTTTGCTAACTATACAGAAGAACAACTTTTAACTGGAACACCAAAAGAAGTCGAAGCAAAAGTACTAGATATATTGGACAATAGTATTGGTCTTCATGATGAAAACAAATCGGAAATAATCTACTTGCAAAATTATTTGTACGGAGACCAAGATATAAAAAATAAAAAAAAGTACACAAGAACAGATATCAACAACAAAGGTGTTGAAAACTGGGCTTGGGCTTTCCAAGATTGGAAAAAAGCATTCTTGGTAGGAAAACCAATACAATATGCTCCTTTAGATAATAAAGCCAACGAAGAAATAACGAAGTTAAATAATTATGTTAATTATGAGGATAAAGACCAATTAGACCAAGATATGTATGAAGATATATTTACTGTAGGAAGAGGATATAGATATGTTAATTCTAGCCCAGTTACAGAAGATGATGAAGCCCCTATAGAGTTGTTAAATCTTGATGTAAAAGACACTGAGGTTGTATATTCTAGTTCTATAAGCCATGAGCAATTACTTGCTTTTGTTCAAGTAAGCAAAAAGTATATTGTTCAAGAAGTTGACCCAAACACTGGGGAAATGGCTTCTGTTGATAAAAGATACAATGAGTACAATGTCTATACAAGAAATATGCTTTATCTAATAAGTGATAAAGATGGTCCTTTAAAAATAATAAATAAAACACCTATAATTCATAATATACACATAATAACTGAATATTACTTCAATAGAAAGCGAATGAGTGCTTTAGAAATTTGCAAAGATATATTTGATGACATAAATTATGTTGAAAATTTGGATAAAGATGATATAGAATCATTTGTTAATGCAATAATGGTATTTACAAATGCAGAAGTTGATAAAAAGTCAATGGATGCCATAAAAGAATTTGGTGCTGTTTCAATAAAATCAACAGACCAGAAAAAAGCATCTGTAGAATTACTTCAGTCAAGATTAAAATCTTTAGATACTCAAATATATTATTTAAGAAAATTACAAGCATTGCATAGTATCTTAAGTGTTCCACAGGCTAGTCAAAATGGTGAGATAAGTAATGCAGAAACTGGCAAGGCTGTATTAACTGGACAAGGTTTCACTAGTGCTAGTGTAAGAATTGAAAATGAAGAAAAATCATTTAAAAAATGTGATAGAAATTCATTGAAGGTTATTCTTAAGATTTGCAAGAGTATTAATGACAGTGGTATATCAAACTTAAAAGTAAGTAATGTTGATATCAAGTTTAGTAGAGACTTAAGCGACAATCTACTAAATAAGACTCAAGCATTAATAAACTTAACTACTGCTCAAATACCACCAGAGATTAGGAATGCTGTTATTGGATTATTTAGTGACCCTGTTAGTGTTACAAGACTTCAAGAACAATACATTAAAGAAAGAGAAGCATTAGCAAAACAAATAAACGATGCCAACAACGATAATTCAAACGAAAATAATCCAAATGAAGTTAATGAGCAAAACAACAAATTGCAAAAAGTTGAAGAAAATAATAATCAAGGACAATAAGTCCTTCATTGTCGGATGGTGAAATGGTAACACAACAAATTTAAAATTTGTCATTTATTGGTTCGAGTCCAGTTCCGACAGCCAAAACTAAATATAATCTCTTTGACTTGGTTAGGTCGTAAAATATAACTGTTAGGAGGAGATAATATGAAAAGAGAAGATATTAAGAACATATTAGGAGAAGGTGCTACAGAAGAGCAAATTACAAATTTACTAAATGCTTTTCACAATTCGAATAAAGAAGAAAAAAACACTATAACTGAATTGCAAAGTAAAATTGCTAATATGAGCGACTATGATAGCATTAAAAATCAATTAGATGAAATAAACAAAGCCAAAATGACTGAACAAGAAAAGTTAGAAGCAGACAAACAATTAACTGCTCAAAAGTTAAAAGAAGCAAATATAATTTGCAACACTGCAAAAGTAAAATCAATACTTGCTGGAGAAAATGTTAGTGAAGAACTATTAAAAACTTTAGTAAATGATGATGAAAATGTATCTGTTGCTAATGCAAATGCTTTAAAAGAGGCTTTAACTAGTCTAAAAGATACAGTAGAGAAGCAAACTAAAGCAAGTTTGGTCAATACTGATTTAAAGCCTAGTATTACTAATGTCAATCAAAATGAGGATGTAATGACATTTCAAAAGTTTGCTGACCTTAGTGCTGAAGACCAAGAGAAATTCATTAAAGAACATCCTGAAGAATATCAAAAATTTTAAAGAAAAGGAGAGATAATTTATGGAAAAATTTAGAGGTAAAATTTTTAATCCTGAAGTTTTTGAAAAATATTTAAAAACTTTAGAGAGTACAAAAGAAAACTCACTAATCAAAAATGGTCTATTTACACCAGTAAGTAAATACAAAGTAAGAATGGCAGAACAAACTGGAGGTTATGCTGTTTTAGAACCAATCAAAGGTAGAATTGGTGGTAATCCAGTAAACTATGATGGAAACACAGATATTCCAAAAGGCTCAGAGAGAGATACATTCTTCCAAAGAAAAATTTGCTATGGTAGAGCAAAGGCTTGGGGAGAATATGATTTCGCTGCTGACATCACTTCAACTAACTTCAAAGCAGAGGCTGGAGAAGTAAAAGAATATTGGGATGAACAAAGACAAATGGTTGTTTTAGCAATCTTAAAAGGTATATTCTCAATGACTGGTGGTGTTGATGGTAAATTCGTTGAAAAACATACTTACCAAGTAGCAGAAAACTTATCAGCAGATGCTTTAAATAGGGCTTCTCAAAAAGCACTAGGAGATAAGAAGAGCAAATTAGAAATTATGTTTACTCATTCAATGGTTACTACAAACTTAGAAGGATTAAACTTAATAGATTTCTTAAAATATACTGATAGCGATGGTATTGAGAGAGACTTAACTATTGGTACTTATAATGGTAAAATGGTAATCGTTGATGATGATATGCCTACAAGTGATGTTGCTGCAACTTATGTTAAATCAACAGATGAAACAGCAGATGCTTCAAAAACTTACTACACAAGAACTGGTGCAGGAACAACAACATCACCTTATGTATATTCTGTTGTATCTAGCCCTGCTGCTAATCCATCAACATCAAATTACTATGAAAAAACTGCTGAAGGATACACTGAATACACATCTTATTTATTCAAGAGAGGATTCTTCGAATATGAAAACATTGGTGTTGAAACTCCTGTTGAAACAGTAAGAGATGCTTATGACAAAGGTGGAAAAACAGACATGATTTCAAGAGTAAGAGAAATGATTGTTCCAACATACATTTCATTCAAAGGAACTGGCACTGTATCTCCAACTAATGAGGCTTTCGCTACTGGTTCAAATTGGGAATTAGCAAACAATGACAAATCAGGTGCTGAAAAAGTTTATGTTGATGATAAATTAATTCCTGTTGTAAGAATAATTTCAAGAGGATAGTAAAGGAGAGATTAACTTATGGATAGTGAGAAAATTGACTTATTAAGTGAAAGAATAGAATATAATCAAAACATATTTAAAAATAAGGGTACTTATGAAGATGTGTTGAATAGATTACTTGATGATAGTAAATATATTGCACTATCCTTAAGATATCCTTATCAAGATTATTCAGATGAAGAATTACCAAAAAAATATACTAACTGGCAGTTAAGATGCTGTGTAGAAATATATCAAGGAATCGGAAATGAAGGCATCAAATCTTATTCAGAAAACGGATTGGCATGGACTAGAGATAGTGCATACATTTCCAACGAACTAAGAGGAGAAATCGAACCTATGGTAGGATATATAAAAGTTAATGAGGAGGGAGTGTAATGTCAAAATTTAATGCTCCTAATTCGATATTCAGTAATTGGAATAAAGATTTATATATCGCTAACAAGGAAAAAGAGGAATTTGATGATTATAACAACAACTTTCCCACATATAAAAAACCATTCTTTTTTGGTAAGGTCAATTATCAACCATTAACTGGAAAAAATTTAGAGGCTTATATGAAAGCCTTTGGGGAAACTCAAAATAGTGTAATTAGTGCTTTGATAGACTATACTGAAGATGGTAAGTTTAAAAGTTTTGACTTGGCTTACTTATACGGTGCAAATCCAAATGGAGAAAAAGTTTATGGGGAAAATGCTAATTACATTGTAAAAGCATATAAACCACAAAATACCAAAATAATGGTGTTATTTGAAGAAATTGTAAAGGAGGATAACAATGGAAATTCTTAAAGTAAAAATCAGAGACAAAAAAACTGGTGCAATAAAAATGGTTAAGAAATCTTTGGCTGATGACTATATAGGAACAAAGAAATTTGAATTAGTTCTTGAGACACCAACTAAAAGAGATGAGAGCCAAAAAGTAAATATGAATAAAGAAGAAAGATAGTAATGAAATTTAATGTCGAAGCAATTAATCTGGAAGGATTAAATAAGCATATTGAGTATGTAAATAAAATGCTAAATATGAAAGAGGATGAAAAATTCCAAAAGTTCATTCAGGAAAAGGTCTTAGAATTAGCAAAAAAAGTAACTGATGAAAGGCTTACTGGAGGAACTACTAATGATGAGGAAATAAATTTATATAAATCAAGTCATCATATACAAGAGGAAGCAGATGGTTTTATCTTATATAACGATGCCAAAATTGATGCAAATGCAATAGATATTAGTAATTATCCAAATGGACAATTTAGCATAGCCTTAGCATTTGAATATGGAGTTGGAATAACAGGAGAAGGAACATATCAAGATGATTACTTTACTCCTTGGGAATACAATGTAAATAATTATAATTTTGGTTGGTATTATACCAAAGATGGTAAAACACAGCACACTTTTGGATATATGGGATTTGAGATTTATAGAAATATTTCAATAAAGGTCCAACAAAATTTAAGTGGTTGGATTAATGAATACTTTTCTAAGAAAGTTTGAGGTGTTAGCAAATGATTGATATATATGAAGAAATTTTTGATGATTATAAAAAATATATTACTGAAAACTCAGAATATAGTCCTAAAGTTTTTAAATATAATACTAACACCTCTACCTATTTCCCACTTATAACTTTCATATTAGCGAATAATATTGATACTGACAATTGCACTATAGATAACATTGAATTTTACGAACAACAATACTTCACTATAAATATTTATGCAAAAAATAAGAACATTGTGAAAGATAACTTGAGTAAGGTTATTGCTTCACAAATAATCATTGATGAATTGACTAGATTAACTAATCAATACTTCAAAGGTTTAAATATGAAAAGGACACTTTGCAGTCCTACTCCAAACTTAGATACATCCGTATTGAGACAAACAATACAATATCAATGTTTGGTTGGAAATGCAAGAAAAAATATAATAAGGAGATGATGAATTATGTTTAATAGCATAGAAGATAGAGCCTTATCAGAACACAGAGGTAGTGCTTTATTAATGAAAAAAGAAAACGGTAAGTACTCTATATTATTACCAGTTGAAGGTACTGGAGAAAACGGTTCTACACCAGCCCAATTAGATAAAACTGCTATAGGTAATGCACAGGCTACTTCAGTCGAAGGAAGAACTGAAAACCCTCAAAAAACAATCCCATTCTATACTCACAGAGATAATATTAATATTCTTGAGAATATTGCTGGAGAAAATCATGACTTCTTAAGATTGTTACCAGACTTTACAGGATTCAAATATAGTGGTTCTGTAAGTTATATGGCTAACAACACAGATGTTGGTTCACTAGAACAAGGTCAATTAACTATTACACCTACAACTAAAGATGAATATGTTGAAAATTGCTTTGATTTAGTAGAAGATACAGTTGTGTTTACAAGTTCAATCGATGAAGTTGTTACTGTAGTAGGAACTGGAACTAAAGTAATTAATGTTACTACAAATCCTTCTGATGCAACTATTTCAGCAACAAGCGACACTGAAGGAACAGCAACTGCTAGTGTATCAGAAAAGGCTGTTACAATTACAGGTGTAAAAGCAGGTTCTGCAATAATCACAATTACTGCTACAAAAGCAGGTTATGCTTCATTTAAGAGAACTGTACTTGTAATAGTAAAAACAGCATAATTAAAAAATAAAGGAAATAGGAGATAATTATAATGAAGAGAAATGAAATAATAGAATTAAATGGAGTAGAATATACTCTTGAACTAAATAGAGATAGTTTTGTTCAAATAGATAAAATATGCAACATAGATAAATCTTTCGAGATTATTTACAGAAGATTGTATGACTATATTGAAGATATAGATGACAATTATAATCCTTTGGAACATGCAATTACTGATGAGGAACTTCAAAAAGAAATCGAACTAAAGAATGAAACATTAAGTAAGTTGGTGTCTCGTTGTTTATTTATATGGCTATATCCTAATTACAAGTTGCCAATATCAAAAGTCCAAGAAATGGTTAAACCATATCTTGAAGATGAAGAAAAGGCACAAATGATAGGTAATAAGATTGGTCAATGCTTAAAAGAATGTATTGACATAAGGGAAGAATATAATCAAGAACAAAAAAACTTGAAAGCCCTAGCCAGCATGAAATAGAAACAGAAGAAGATATATTTAGCAAATATAATAATTCTTATTATGAATACTTTTGTAATTATCTTTTTCCACAAGCAATAGAGTACGGTATGAGTGCAGAAGAATTTTGGAAAGATGACCCACAATTATTCGTTTCATACCGTACTTCTTTTATTAATAAAAAGAAAAGAGAAAAAGATGAAATTGATTATAAATGCTGGTTGCAGGGCATGTATATACATGATGGAAATGGTAAATTATATTCTTCACTAAGACAGTTTATTCATAATATCTTAGCCTCTTTCTCAAATCAAGCAAAAGATAATACTAAGATAGATACATACCCTAAAAAGCCATACTTAGAATTAGATAGAGAAAAGAAAGCACAAGAAAAAGAGGAAAAGAAAAATGATAGTTACAAGAAATATGAAGAATCATTAGTTTATTATGGAACTCTTAAGCAACAATATTTAGATAGATTACAGAAAAAGAAAGGAGAGTGAGTATATGAACAATCAAACAGATGTAAGTATCAAATTTAAAAACAGTGTCACTGGAGAAGAAAAACTTAAAAGATATTCTACCACTTTGCTTGCAATAAAGTCAGTTTTAAGTGGCATAGACATTAAAAAGACAGACCAAATAAAGCAAGCAGCGACATCTACAAAAGATGTAACTTCTCAAATAGAAAAGACTTCTGAAGTGGCAGATGTTCTTGGAAAAAAATTAGATGCTGCATTCAATGTTGGTGTGATAAAAAGGTTTGGCTCTGCTTTAGGTAATACTTATAAAAATATAATTAAGTTTACTAATGCAAGTAGTGATTACTTAGAAAACTTTAACTTATTCCAAGTAGCATTTGATGGAAGTTATCAAGCAGCAGAGAAATTTGTCGATAAAATGACAGATATGTATGGGCTTGATGAATCATGGGGTATTAAAACTGTTGGTATATTTAAGCAGTTATCAAATGCCATGAATCTATCAGTTGAGGAAGGAACTAAGTTATCAACATTATTAACTCAAATGTCTGTGGATATTTCATCATTATATAACATAGATATAGACAGAGCAAGTAGTGTTTTACAAAGTTCGCTAGCAGGACAAACAAAACCGATAAGAGGTGCCACAGGTGGTGATATTACTCAAAATACATTGCAAGAAACATTAAGTAGTTTGGGAATTGACAAATATGTTGGTGATTTATCTTATGCTGAAAAGAGATTATTGATTGTAATATCTTTAACTCAACAGTTAAGTAAAGCAACAAACGACTTTGGAAGAACCATTGAGTCTCCAGCCAACCAACTTAGAATAATGGATGAGCAATTTAAGAGATTAACTAGGTCAGTCGGCAATTTATTTTTGCCAACTCTTTCAAAAATATTACCATACTTAAATGCCGTTTTGATGGTGTTGACAGATATTATTAATCTGATTGCATCAGCACTTGGATTTGATGAATCAGATTATGATTTCTTTGGTTCAGTAGATGAAAGTGTTGTGGATTTTACAGATGATGTCAACGGAGCATCATCTGCAGTAAAAAATTTGAAACAAGGATTGAGAGGATTCGACAAATTAAATGTTATAAGAACTCCTTCTGATGCTGGAAGTGGTGCAGGTGCTGGAGGAATATCTCCCGACATATTAGATGCTTTCAATAAGGCTTATGATGACTACAATAAAAAATTGACTGAAGTAAGAATGAAAGCAAAGGATATAGCAGAGAGAATTGAAGATTGGCTAGGATTTACTGATGGCTCTTACAAAAATTTAAAATTGATAGGTGCTGCTTTAGCAGTCATTTCTGGATTAAAGATAATAAAATTAATAAGTAAAATTTTTGCTGGTAAAGGTGTTATCGGAAAATTATTTGGGAATACTATTATCATTTCTGGATTAAAGAAAATAGGAACAGCCTTAGGCTCACTGATTGAACCAATCAAAGTGTTGGGAGCAAAAGATGGCTTGGCATATATATTTCTTAACATAAAGTCTGCTATAACAAAAGCGCTACCAGTAATTTCAAAAGCAAGTAGAATAATTGGAGGGCTTGTCTTAACTATTCGAGGTGTATCAAAAGCATATAAGACTGGTGCTAAACAGTTTACAGATGATTCTAAGAAAGTAAGAAGAGAACTTGCTTTAGGGCTTGGAGAAGCGACTGCTGGAGGAGCATTAATAGGCTCTATATTAGGACCTGTTGGGGCTGCTGTGGGAGCAGTTGTTGGAGCATTGACTTCAGGTATATCAAGTCTTATTGGATATGATAAAGAATTAACTGAATTTGCAAAAAAGGACTTGTTTGGTCAAATAAATATATCTACATCACAATGGACCGAAATATTAAATCAAAATTCTGCTGTAACTGGCATTGCGACAGAAAAATTCAACACTTTTCAACAAGCAGTTAGTTCATTGGCAGAAACTTACACGGCTAGTTCTGCTGCTGTAGATTTATATGGATATAAATTTGGTGTTTTACAACAGCAAATTTCAGAAGAAGATGGTCCTAAAATTATTGAGGCTATAAATAATATGGCTACTTCTACAACTCAAATGTTAGAAGAACATGGAAACTATAGTTTACAATTATGGGGAGAAATGTTCTCCCAAATGGATACATTAACTGATGAAAAAGAGAAAAGCATATTATCAACAATAGCCCAATACACAGAAGACCAAAAGAGCAAGATTGCTGAGGCTCAGAACAACATAACATCAACTTATGAAAATGCAATAAACACTAGAGGCTATTTAACTGATGAAGAATACAATTATATTCAAGAACAATTAGCCAAAATTAAGGATTTAACTCAGAGGGAAATGTTGGCATCTCAAGCAGATGTAGAATATTATAAACAAATATTCGCTGACAAAAATGCTTCCTTAGATGAAAAAAGTTACTCTAACTTCCAAAAAGCATTAGAGAAATTTAATGAGGACCAGTTAGAAGAGATAAAAGAAGAACATAGATTGGCTCTTCAAGATGCTCAATACTATTATGACAATGGTCAAATAAATTTAGATGAATACAACGAGATGGTAAAAACAGCCAACGACAAGAGATACGATGATGAGCAAAGGTTAAGAGATAACTTAGATAAAATACAAGGTCAAGTTTATGAAAACTTAGCAAATAAGTATAAGTTAATGGAGAATAAAACCGATGAGACTTCTAAAAAGCAAAGAAAATTAATCGAAGGAATTTTCAAAAATATAAATGTTGATAAATCTGATATTGTAAAGAAATTTTCTACTTTGGGAGATGAAATTGGAAAATCTTGTGCTGAAGGAATCAGAGATTCATTTAATAGACAAAAAGTTAAATTTGAATTTGATGCCTCAAACATTGGTGGTCAAGTAGCCAAAAATGGTAAATTTACTGTTCCAGTAACAGGAAGAATAACTGGGTATGCTGGTGGAGGCTTACCACCTGTTGGTCAAATATTTGTAGCAAACGAAAGAGGTCCTGAAATGATAGGTCAAATAGGTGGTCAATCATTTGTTGCTAATCAAAACCAAGTGGTCGATTTCCTAGATAAGAAATTAAGCCAATCAAAGAATACAAGACCACAAGTATTTAACTTCTATTTAGACCCAGACCACAAACTTGCTACATACACTTTAGATAAACTACAAGACATGGCAATATCAAATGGTAAACCAATAACCATAGAAGCATAGTAAAGGAGAAGTGATAAAAATGAATTATAGATATGATACTGTATATGTTAATGGAGTCGCTTTTCCTTACACTCCAGTTCACGATGCAGGACAAAATGATGTTGATTTAGATGCTTATACAAATACAGCAGGATACACTGTAAGAAATAGAGTTAGACATGATGTTAAAACATTAGATTTCAACATTCCAACAATGACAGGAGCAGAACTTAAAAAATTATTAGAATTAAGAAACCCAGTTTGGTTCGATTGCACATTTTTTGATGAAACAGAATGGGCAATAGTTACAAAAAAAATGTATTGTAGTAGTCCAAAATACACAAAATATTATATAGACAATAGCAACCCATTAAATAATATATACCAAAATGTTCAATTTGGTTTTGTAGAGGAGTAGTGATACAATGGCTTTTACAAGTTTTAAAAATTGTACTAGAGAACAATATGAAGAAGAAATTTATGGTCAAGACTACCGACATAAAATAAAAATAACATTTGATGGAACAGAATTAGAAAATGCTGATAAGTATTGTGAAAAATTTACTGTTAAGCCAAGAATAATTCCTAATGGCTCTAAAAGTTTTTCGTTAAATAATTTTGTATCAAAAGAAGCAGAATTAGTATTGCATAATGTAGATAGTAGTTTAATAAAAGGTCAAGTATCAATTTCAATAGGAACATATATTAAAAGTGTAAGCAAATACGAATATGTTCCTATTGGAATATTCAATATTCAGGAAACACCTACAACAGATAAAAACAAAGTTACCATTAAGTTAAGAGATAACTCTGTAAAGTTTGATTTTAATTATAATGCTAAGCCATTGATGGACAAAAACGAAGGCAAAGCAACATTAAAACAAATATTTAATGATATATGTACTCAGGCAGGTGTAGAAACAGATATAACTACATTTGCTGGTGAAAATAAAGTTGTAGGAGTTTATGATAATACAATAACAGCAAGAGTTTATATATCCAATATAGCCGAAGATTCTGGCAAAATAGCAACGATAGATAGAGATGGAAAATTGATATTTGTTGATTTATTAAATTTAACTACATGGACCATTCCTTTAAGTGTTGTCGAAAAATACGAAATAGGAACTAATTTCAAAATTGGTAAAGTAGTTTATGAAAGTGGAATAATAAAGTATGAAAAACCAGAAAATGGAACTGATGATACTTTATACATGGATTCTTCTAATCTGTATGCTGATGAAACCACTGTTGCAAATGTGCTACAAGCAACACAAGGATTCCAAATTGTTTCTATGAAAACTGGCAAGATTTTAGGAAACCCTGCGATAGATGGTTATGATTTAATATCTATAACTGATGGGGAAAATACATATAAGACTTTAGCAACTCATCAACTAGTTTATAATGGAACTATGATTCAAACATTTGAAACTGAAATCAGTGAAAAATTGAAAAGTGAGAATGTGACAAAAAATAGTGACGCTACATTTAAGAAGTGGGCTAGAACAACAATAGATGCTGTAAATGCTGAAGTTAAAATAACAACAGGAAAAGTAACAACTGTTGCAAATACTGTTAATAATAATTACAATGAAATAATAGGGAAATTTGGCGATTATGTTCCTAAATCTGACTTAATAACAATAGAAGAGAGTGTAACTCAGTTACAAACAAATACATATACCAAGACTGAAATAAATACCAAATTAACAGATGGTAGTGTAACAAAAGTAAGTACGACTGCTGGAACATTTGATGAAGATGGTATGACTATTGAAAAAACTGATGCCAAGACAAAAGGAAATTTCAATGAAAAAGGTGTAACCGTAATAGATGCTACAGGTAGTACGAATACTGAATTATTGTTTGCAGGTTATGATGAAGAATTAAATGAAACTATTGTTAGAACAAAAAATATAAATGTAGCAAAATATTTTACATTAGGAAAAAATTCAAGAATGGAAGATTATGTAGATGAAGATAATGAAGATTGTACTGGTGTATTCTGGATTGGAGATTAGGAGGTAATTTAATATGGCAAGAAAATATGGTATCACAAACAATTCCGAGTGGGGCTTGTTTGTAGATTTAAATGAAACTAGTTATAGTGTAGACAATAACAATTCAAATGTAAGAGCAAGTGTATATTTGTATAGAACAAGAAGTGCTAGTTATTATGGTGGTTCTGCAACTATTGGTGTTACTGTAAATGGTGAATATAAGAGTACAGGTTTCAATCCTAGTTATCCTACAAATATTGGTGCAGGTGAAGGTAATGCTCATTTAGTAGCGACTTTTGATTATACTGTTCCACATAATGATGATGGTTCAAAGACAGCAAGCATGAGCATGAGTTGGTCAGCAAACTTCTCTCCAACTAGTGGTTCTGCAAGTGGAAGTATACCTTTAACTAATATCCCTAGACAAGCCAACCTTACAGCAGCACCCAACTTCAATGATGAAGAAAATCCTACTATTACTTATGAAAATAAGGCAGGCAATTCGGTAGGTTCTTTGCAAGCATGTATAAGCCTTACAGGTTCTGCTGATGATATAGAATACAGAGATATTTCAAAGACTGGTTCGAGTTACACATTTAAGTTAACTGAGTCCGAAAGAAATTTGTTAAGAAATGCAACTTTAAATGGTTCAACACAAAGACAAGTTATCTTTTTTGTAAAAACAGAAATAGGAGCAAATACTTATTATTCTACACTGACTAGAACACTTACAATTGTAAATTGTAGCCCAACAGTTACTGCAACTATCGAAGATATTAATACAGCAACACTTGAAATAACTGGTAGTAGTAGTACTATAGTAAAAGGTTATTCTAAAGCAAAGATAACTCCTATAGCAGCAGCAAAAAAAGGAGCATCTATAACTTCTATAAAGGTTAATGACACTGTAGTTAGTAAAGAAAGCATTGAACTATCAGGAACTGATAAATATAAAGTAAGAGCCTATGATAATAGAGGACTGGTTGCTTCTAAAGATTTAGTAAGGGGTACTGACTTCACATTCATAAATTATATTCCATTAACATTTAGTGGAACAATAGAAAGACATACTCCTACTGGGAATCAATTGGATTTATCGTTTAGTGGTAATTACTTTAACGGAAGTTTTGGGGCTACTGATAATTCATTGACAATCAAGTGGTATTGGAAAGAAAAAAATGCTGCCGAGTGGACTCTAGGTGGAACACTTGTAAAAGATACTGATTTTGTAATAAATAATAATGTATATCATAGTGGAACAGCAGAAAAAGAAACAAAGATATCTTTAGGGAATATATTTGACTATAAAAAAACTTATGAAATAAAAATAGAATATGGCGATGCTTTATTAAAAAACACTAGTATAACTTTATTAGGAAGAAAAGGAAAACCAGTATATAACTGGGGTAGAGATTTCTTCAATATAAATGGCGAATTAAGAATAAACAATACAAAATTTATTCAAGAAGAATATAACGATTTGCACGATAAAACATATAGTTGTAATTATTTAAATGGTAAATTGGATAAAATAAATTCAGATATTGCTAAAACGAAAAATATAAGTTATTGTAAAATGAATACTAATTTTGAGATAAAAGAAATAACAAATGAAGTTCAAATAACCGGTTGGGAAAATTGGCAAGATAACGGTGATTTGGAGGCGTATCCATCTAGGAATAGATTGGAAATAAAAAATACCAAACTCGCCGTAATAATGGGTAAAACTTGTGGTCAATATGGTATGTCAGCATATTTAGAACTTAGAGATAGTAATAACAATCTTGTATTAGGTAACAATCAACAATCGCTCACACTAGCTCAACCGAGTGGAAACAACTTTTGGTCAGAACCATTCCCAACAACACTTGTAGTACTAGACCCAGCAAAGACATATTATGTTACATTATGGGCAAACAGTTATGATAGCGGAACCGTCGGTACAGCGTATATGAATAATGGTTTTGGTAAAAACGGCACTTGGATGGCTGCCATAAAATTAATGTAAGGAGATGATAAATATGGAAATAATAGATAAAGAAATTCATATTAATAGAGGAGATAGAGGAACTATCAGAATCAAAAGTAAAAAAGGAAATTTTAAAGTTGGAGATAAACTAAAATTTTCTATAGTAGATAAAACAAATTATAACAATGTATTTTTCCAAAAAGTATATGAAGTTACTGAAGAGAGCGAATATGCGATTATTCCATTAATGGAGGAAGATACTAGATTTGTTACGATTGATAAAAAACCATTCAAATGTAAATATGAAATAGAGTATAATGGAGCAATCACTTTAGTTGGTTCAAGTGATGATGAAGATAATTTGTTCGTGATTTATGCAGAGGCAGGTGATAAAAAATGGAATTAGAATTTTTAAAAGAAATAGAAGTCGAAGGAATAGATATGATAGGTCCTAAGGGAGACAAGGGAGATACTGGTCCACAAGGTCCAAAAGGCGACAAAGGAGATACTGGTCCACAAGGAATACAAGGTCCAAAAGGAGAAAAAGGCGATAAAGGCAATCAAGGCGAACCTGGTGCTGTTAAAATGCAAGTTGTAGATACTCTTCCCGAAACAGGTAGAACCGATACTATTTATCTTGTAAAAAAAGATAATCCAGGTGAACAGAATTTATATGATGAATATGTTTATACCGAAACTGGTTGGGAACATATTGGGGATACTTCTGTTGATTTAAGTGATTATTATACTAAGGAAGAAAGTAATGAAAAGATATTTGACAGTTTGCCAGTATTATATACTAGTGTGGCAATTGGAACAACTACCACTAAAGAATCCGATATTAAATCGGCATCGGAAGTAGTAAATGCTTTATATAAAAATGGTAAAAAGATGTTTGTTTATCATAATTCTTCTTATGAGATACCTGATGTAGTATTATCATTTCCGAAAAAAATTCTAAAGGAAAAGAGTAGATATGACTCGTATGGATGCTATAATGAAACGGCTCATGCTTACATTACGGTAATCCGTGGTATTTGCGTATATATTAATGGCACCTGGGATAATGAAGTTTTTACTTGTACCAGTGTACAGTCAATTCGTAGCAATGACACTATTAAAGCAGTTAATGTTGCTAGTACAATTACTGACACTACAACCGATTCCGTTCAAGGAAAAGTTGTAAAGAAATATGTTGATGATGCAGTTGCAAACATAAACATACCTATGTATACTATAACAACAACAAAAAATTTTATGGATGGTTATGTCTATTTTGAAACAGATGTTATTAACAAACTGACAGAAATAGTAAATAAGAATTTAGACATTGGTTTCGAATTATATATAGTAGATAAGCTTAACAGGAAATTTAGATTTGATATACATATGAATACACCAAACGATACCAGCAATGCAAGCACAGGTGTTATTGGATATGGACTTGGTAATGTGTTTTATAATAAAGTTCGAAAATTTAAAGTGGAATACTCTGTAAAAGATGGGTTATACACTTTTTCTCAATTTGTATCGGATGGTACACAAGTTGTTACATTTAAAAACGAAGTATTAACTAAAGATAATACTGATGTCTATACCCCAACTGGCAACTACCATCCTAGTACCAAATTATACACAGACAAAACTCATTATGAGAATATGACTGGATATGATGCAACTAAAACCCAAGTGTTAAAAAATATAAACGGAACATTAACATGGGTTAATGAGGAATAGAAAATGGAAAATATAACATTAGGAAAATCTGTCAAATACAAAGACAAACTTATGTGAGAAATTAAAGAAAGAAGGTAAATTGTAATGAAAAATGAAGTATTAAAAAAAATAGCAAAATTAATTGATTTAAAAAGTATAATGACAATAATAATGATTGTAGCATTGGTAGTTGGGTGGTTTACTAATAAGGTAACATCAGAACAATTTGTACCTATGGTAATGATGATAATGACATTTTACTTTGCTAAAAATGATAAGAAAGGCAGTGATATTAATGAATAGCGAAGAATTAATATTAACAGAAGAAATGGAATTAGAGTTAAGTAATGGAAAGGGGGATGAAGTAGATGAGTAAGTCAAGTTTAACACAAATAATAGTACCTGCAGATGAGGGAAACTATACTAAAGGCAGAAGTGGTAGAAGCATTGAAGCAATTACTATTCATCACATGGCTGGAAGATTAACTGCAGAACAATGTGGTAGAATATTTCAAGCAAAAGGCAGATATGGTAGTTCTCACTATGGTGTTGGGTATGATGGAAGTATTGCTAATTATGTTGATGAAGAAGATACTGCTTGGACAAATTCAAATTGGGATAGCAACTGCAAGTCAGTAACTATTGAAACATCAGATAATGATAATTCATGGTATGTTAATGACATTACTTTAAATGCACTTATTAAATTAGTAGCAGATATTGCCAAGAGAAGAGGATTAGGAACATTGGTGCCAGGAAAGAACTTAACTTGGCATAGTATGTTTACTAGTACCACTTGCCCTGGAGATTATCTAAGAAGCAAAATGCAATATATCGCTGATGAGGCTAACAAAATTAATAATGAAAATATATCGAATGAAGTTAATGTCTATTATAGAGTTAAAACACAAAAACATGGTTGGTTAAAAGAAGTTAAAAATCTAGAAGATTATGCTGGCTGGGAGAATAGTCCTATAACTGGACTTGCTATTAGAGTAAATAAGGGTTCTATTAAATATAGAGTTCATATTAAAGGCAGAGGATGGCTACCTTATGTAACTGGTTATGATATTAATGACTTTAACAATGGTTTTGCTGGCGATGGAGTAAATGCTATTGATTGTGTAGAATGCTACTACTACACCCCTAATAATATTAGACCTTACCAATATGCTTACTATAAGGTAAATGATTATCCTTATCAAAAAGATTTGGTTAAAGGAAATGGCTTTGATGGTTTCGCTGGGGTGTCAGGTGTTACTGCCACAAAATTCCAAATGTATATTGGAAATTAATTTGAGCCTGAAATTTGCCCAAATTCGCACGAAAGATATTCTGATGTATAATTTATCTTGAAATAAATTAATCGTTCAAATTTCAAGGAAGAATTAAGTCTGGTAATGTTTTAAGACAGAAACATAAACACAAATTAATAAGCAAGAAAAAAACTTGCTTATTTTTTCATTTAATTATTGACCTCAAGTCAACTTAATGATACAATTATGTTGAGGTAAGAAAGGTAGGTGAAAATAGTGTATTTAGCGATTAAAGAAAAATTTAATGGTGTGAATCAAAAAGAGATGGCTAGAGTAATAGGATTGGCCAAAGAAACCATTTGTAGGGTAATAAATGGCAAACAATTAACAACAAAGGCTTGTGCTTATTGCATCACGAAATACCTGAATGGCGAAGCCGAGATAGAAGAATACTTTACAAGGGAGGTAAAATAATGCAGCATTCATTTAATATAGAATTGGCAAAAGAATATGGGGTATTAGAGGCTATTTTACTCAACCATTTATGGTTTTGGATAAAAAAGAATAAAGCGAATAATACTAACTATTTTGATGGTGGTTATTGGACTTTTAATAGTACAAAAGCATTTAGCGAATTATTCCCTTATGCTTCAGAAAGACAAATAAAATATGCTTTAAAGCACTTAAGAGAAGAAGAAATAATAAAAGTGGGGAACTACAATAAAGATACTCGTGATAGAACTTTATGGTATGCCTTTACAGAGAAAGGTGAAGCCATAGTACAAAATCGCCCAATGGAAAGTTCGTTTTTGTCCGATACAAAGGTCGAAAATGTCCAAGCATTACCAGATATAAAACCAAATATAAACACATATATAAAAGAAATAGATAATAATAAATTATTATCTAAAAAGAAAGAGGAAAAAAACCAAAAATATGAAGAATTAGTAAACAAGTTAATCGAAGTCTATAACTCTTATGATGTATTTCCAAAGGTTATAGCAGTTACTAAGAAAAGAAAACAAAAAATAAATTCCAGATTAAAAGATGTTGGATACGATAGACTTATTGATGCTTTTGCTCTTGCTTCAAAATCTGATTTCTTAACAGGAAAAAATGATAACAATTGGAAAGCCGATTTTGATTGGTTTGTTGAAAATGATACAAATTGCATAAAAGTATTAGAAAATAAATACAGCAATAAACAAGCGAGAACCATCTATGAAGCAATATGATGTTGAAAACTTTTTAATAAGTTGTATTATTCAAAGACCACAATTAATCGAAGAACTATTTATCGACTTAAATTGTTTTAAAAATGAATATAATAAACAGGCTATCTTGTTTATGAAAAAATTTTACAAAGAATTTAAAACATTTGATATATCTTTAATGATTGAAAAAATAAAAGGTGATGAACAAAAAAGTAAATTTATTTATTATTTTACTGAAATGATTCAAATATCTCCAAGTCCTAGTTTATTTTATTCCTATCAACAACAAATGATAGATGACCATAAGAATGAACTCATAAAGAAAGAAATTTCTAAAATAGATGATATTGGAATAGATGAATTAGTTGAAAATATAAATAAAATAAACAATGAAACTATGATTATTAAGCAGACTAATAAAAAAACACCTGATGAAATGTTATCCATGATTAGAAACAAAGACAAACTTATTCAATTTGATAGATTTGATAATTTAAATAAAAGGCTAAAAATAAAAAGAAACACTGTAAATATAATTGGTGCAAGACCAAGTGAAGGTAAATCTGCATTAGCACTTAATTTATTTTGTGATTTATCTAAAGAATATAAATGCTTATATTTTAACATGGAAATGACTGAAGAAGAAGTTTATGAAAGAATGTTAGGAATAGAGGCTAACATAGCAATAAAATATATAAACAGTCCAGAAACAGAATATCAGGACAAAGTTATAAAAGATGCTGCAAACAAAATATACAATCACAAATATGAAATCATTAATGGCAGTAAAACTGTTAAATCAATCAAGTCCAAAATAATTAATGAACAGAGAAATGAACATGTAGTAGTTTTTATTGATTATGTCGGATATATTGTTGGTAAAGCAGGTCAAAGTGACAGAGAAAGAATTGGAGAAGCAACAAGGGAATTAAATAACATTACTAAAGACTATGATTGTACTATATTTTTGATATGTCAAATCAACAGAAATGGCTCAGAAGAACCAACCATGCAAGATTTAAAAGATAGTGGAGAAATTGAACAGACTGGAGATACAATAATTTTAATACACGATGCCAACAAAAATGACAATAGTGATATAAAAGAAATCAACCTGTTGATACCCAAATGTAGAGGCTCAAAAAGAAATGTAAAAATACCAGTTGTTTATGATAAATCAAAACAGAGAATGGAGGTAAAAAATGACTTTTACGGTAGAGTATAGTGTTAGGCAAGATTGCTTTCATATAAGCGATTTAACAACAGTCTTAGATACAAATCAAAGAACATCTATCCAACAAATTGACAATGACTACAGAATAATTGGATTGTTTGATACTTGGGAAAAGGCTAATGAATTTGCTGATACATTCAGAAAAGGAATAGAAACATGCAAAGCAGAAATGAAGGATTAATTGATTTTGCAATAGAAAAATTAACTAAATTACTAATTGAGGAAGATTTTAAAGAGAAAAAGACTAATAAAAAAACATACATAAGTAAGAAGCAAGCCTATAGGGATTTGATTAATCTCTTAAAAACGATTGACAAATTTAATTAATTAAATTATAATAAGGCTATGTTTGGCGAAAAGCAATATATATGAGCATATTAGATTAATAATAGAAAGCCAAACACAAGTCTAGTATGTTCGTATATGTTGCTTTTTGCTTGTCTTGGAAAGGAGAAAATATGGAAGAACTAGAGAAAGAACTAGAAGAAGTAAATAACAGTTTATTTATGCTGGAAATGAAAGATAGATGGGAAAGAGAAGATTACCAATTAAAAAAAGTATTGGAACAACGAAAAAAAGATTTGGAGGCACAAAAGAATGAAAGAAGTTAATATTAATGAAGAAAAAAATACTGAAGAAAAAATAGATGTTAATGAAATTGTTAAAATAGAACAAATGCCAAAAGTTTTTTCGCAACTAGAAAAAATAGGCGAAATAATAAAAAAGAAAACTTCGGATTTAGATAAGTTAGAATGTACTGAAGCAAATAAGCAAGAAGTTAAAAGCAGAAGAACTGAAATAAACAACACATTAGCATTATTGGAAGCAAAGAAAAAAGAAATAAAAAATAAACTTTTAGAACCATATAATGTTTTTGAAGAAAAGTATAACAAGGAATGCAAAGAAAAATTACAAAATGCAAGTAGCATATTAACAGAAAAAATCAATACTATAGAAGTCCAGCAAAAATTAGAAAAAGAACAAGAATTAAGAGAATTTGCTGATGAATATTTTAATCATTACATGATAAAAGGTGTTGTTAAGTTTGAGGATATTGGTCTTAATATAACATTATCTGCATCAATAAAATCACTAAAAGAGCAAATAAAAGCATTTTGCGAAAGAATCTCTAATGATTTGATAATGATAGATTTGGAAGAATATAAAGATGAAATCGTTATCGAGTATTTAAAAAATTTAGACTTTGCTAAATCAAAGATATTGGTTATTGAAAGACACAGACAACTAGAAAAAATTAAAAAAAGAGAAGAAGAACTTAAGGCTCAGCAAGAGCAAGAGCAAGAAGTTGTAGAAAAAGTAGAAGAAGTTGTAGAAGAAATAAAACCACCTGTTGAAATAATAGATGTTGAAACCCAAGAAGTTGAAGAAATATTTACTGCTACATTTACAGTAAAAACAACAAAAACAAAACTAAAAGCATTGAAAAATTTTATGGAAAGTGAGGAAATAGAATATGTTTAAAAAAAACAAAGTAATAGGCATGGCTGTAATAAAATACAGAGGAGACCTTGAATATGATATTAGTGTTAATGGAGAAATTCCGATAACTGCTATATTAGTACAACAACTAATAGAAGATTTGCAAGAATTAGGAGTGCCAAAGGAAGAGTTTATTGAAAACTTTAAGAAATATTGGGATGAAATTGCTAATGGAGGTGAGGAATAATGGCTAATGCAATTCAAACTGCTAAGACAGAAAATAAAATAACTTTTAGTGCATTTATGACAAGTAATGCAATAAGCAATAAAGTAAATAGCATCATAGGAGATAAAGTAAAAGGAGAAAGATTTATTTCTAGTATAATCAGTGCTGTTGCTGCTAATCCACAATTAGCAGAATGTGATAATGCAAGTATCTTGAGTGGTGCTTTGCTAGGACAGGCTTTAAACTTAAGCCCTTCTCCACAACTTGGTAGAACCTACCTAGTACCTTTCAAAGACAAAAATAGAGGTATGGTAGCACAATTCATCTTAGGATACAAAGGATACCTTGAATTGGCTCAAAGAAGTGGTCAGTATAAAGATATCAATGTAATAGAAGTAAGAGAGGGAGAGTACAAAGGAAGAGATAAATCTACAGGAAATCCTACATTTGAATTTATTGAAGATGATGACATAAGAAATGAAAAAGATGTAATCGGATATATGGCAACATTTACATTGTTAAATGGTTTTACTAAGACTTTATACATGACTAAAAAGGCTATGGAAAATCATGCTATTCAATATTCACAAGGATATAGAGCAGATAAGAAGAACGGAACATCTTACACATTCTGGAGTAAGGATTTCGATGGCATGGCATTTAAAACAATATTAAGACAATTGATTTCTAAATGGGGAATGCTTAGTATTGATATGCAAAGAGGTTTTGAAGGAGATATGGGTGTTATCGAAGAAAATGGAAAGATAAATTATGTTGATGGCATCAAAGAAGTAAATCTAAGTGAACCAGTAGAACAAATGCCAAAAGAAGTAAATTTAAGTGAAATATAATATTTTAGGTTCTAGTAGTAAAGGCAATTCTATAATCGTTGAAGATATTTTGTGTTTGGATGTTGGAATATCTTATACTAAAATTAAAGATTACTTATCAAAAGTAAAATTGATATTCATAAGTCATATACACAAGGACCATCTTAATCCTGCAGCGATAAAACAACTAGCCTATAATTTCCCAAATATGAAATTTTTAACAGGAAGTAAGGCAGTTGTTGGAAGACTCGTGGAATTGCATGTATCAAAGAAAAACATATTTTATATAGATACATCAAAAGGAAATAACTGGTTTGATTTAGGACTAATTTCTGTAAAATTAGAGCCATTAGCCCACGATGTAGAAAATTATTGCTTACATTTTGATATACATGGTAAGAAAGGTATCTATATTGTGGATACAAATAATGTTGATAATATAAATGCCAAAAATTATGCTTTGTTTTTGGTGGAAAATAATTACCAAGAAAGTGTCTTAAAAAGGCATATACAAGAATGTGTAGATGAGGGGCAATTGAGATATTTAAATCGTGTTCCACATACTCATCTTTCAGCCGAAAAAGCAAATACTTTCTTGATAGAAAATATGGGAAGTAACAGTGAATTTTGTTACATTCACCAAAGTTCATACAATTTTGAAGGAGAGGATTATAATGGGAATATTTAAAAGACATAATGAACTAAAAACAAGATATGAGGAGTTAAGTAATAACTACGAATTGTTAGTTAAAAGAAATAAAGATTTATACGATAGAGATATAGAACATCAAAAAAAATATAAAGAAGAAATACATGAATTAAAGGTAGAAAATGCTAAATTGAAATTAGAATTAGAAGACACTAGAGGCTTTCTTAAACAAGAAAGAGATGCTAAAGAAGAACTTTTAAGACAAAGAAATAAAGTTACTACTAGCAAAAAAGAAAAAGCAGTAGTTAGAAAGCCAGTTAAAAAAGAAAAAGCAAAAACAAAGGAGGAAAAATAATGGAAGAAAAATTTTATACATCTAGCGATGGTACTAAAACACCTATGAAAGATGTTGAATTTACACATCTTTCAAATGCTCTTGCTAAAAGATATAGAGAAATATTTAACTCTACAAACAAAGATGAATTTGGGCAAAGACTTCAAGAAATAAATGATATAAAAGAAGAAATGCACAAAAGAATCAATGAATTTAATGATACACTTAAAGACTAAAGGGGGTGTTAAAAGTGGAAGAAAATAACAACGAAGAAGAATATTATATTGGTTATAAAATCAATACTAAAAACACTTATAAAGTATATAAAAATTCATATAATGGAAAGGATTTTTATAAAATACAAGTAAAGAAGAAAAATTACGATGGTACATCAACCTCATTCTATAAACAAATAAGATTTGTGAAATGTACTCCTCCCGAAGATGGAGAAATAATAAAGATACACAAAGGATTTGAAGACTTATACACAAATAGTGTTGATAAATACAATTGCATTTCTGTTGTAGTAATAACAGAGTACGAAAAAGTATTTAATGAAGTTGTTAATCAAGAACAAGCCTATGCTAGGTATCAAGAAAGTTTAAATGAAGAAGAAGACATTCCAGAAATTACAGATGAAGATTTACCATTCTAATGAAAGGAGAAAATTATGGAAACATTAGTATTAATATTTAAAATTTTTGCACTAGTTGCAGGCATTTTACTTCTTGCAATAGTTATAATTTCAATAATTCAAACACTAGTTGAAGAAGTAATGTCTAAAAGAAAAAATAAAGAGATAAAAGAAACTTTAGAAAAAGTGTTAAAAGGCTTAGAAGAAGAATTAAAATCTCAAATCGAAGATGATGACAAAGAAGAAGATAAAAAAGAAAAAGAGGATGAATAAAAATCCTCTTTTCTGTATATAAAGGTATTGACTTTTATATATAAAGGTGCTATACTTATATTGTCGAAAGGGTGATTTTAGTGAAAGGGCTGAGTAAAAAAATCTCTGAAGAAGCATACTTATCTGCTAGACTTAGAGAATTGGCTTCTGGACAAGATTATGAGAAAGCACAACTTATAAGAAAAAAACAAAATGAACACTGGAAAAAGTATTGCTTTTTCAAAAACTTGAGTAAGGCATTTGAAAAAAGTAAGAAAGGTGAAAGGAAATGAATGAAATAATTTTAAAAGAAAATAAATCTTTAACTATTGAACCTTTGATAAAGAGGTTTCTAAATTATGTTGATGTAAGTGATAGTAGTGTACAGACCTACAGTGTTGGTTTGGCACAATTTAATAACTATCTTAAAGAAAGCAACATAAAAAATCCAACTAGAGAAGACATAATAGGCTTTAGAGAAAGTCTAAAAACTACACACAAACCGAATACTGTTAATGCTTATTTAATAGCAGTAAGAAATTTTTATTCTTGGTTAGAATATGAAAACATTACTAAAGATGTATCGAAAAAAGTAAAAGGAATCAAATTAGAAAAGTATCACTTAAAAAGGGGTTTATCTCAAGAAGAGATAAAAAAAATATTAGATGTATGTAAAGATACTAGAGAAGAATTACTAATAAAGATTATGATAATCTGTGCTTTAAGAATAAACGAAGTTAGAAATATAAGGTTAGAAGACTTCTATGATGATAGAGGAGTCGTTATGCTTAAAGTGCTAGGTAAGGCAAGAGAAGGATTAAAACAAGATAGTGTAAAAATAGATGATAGATTACTAGAACTAATAAAGAAATATTGCGAAGAATACAATGTTAACGATTATTTATTCTATTCCACTAGCAACAATAGTTTTGGCAAAGTGATGAGTACAACATCGCTTAGAAAGATTATAAATAATCTGTTTAAAAGAGCAAATCTTGATATGGATAAACTATCTCCACATTCAACCAGACATACATCAGTTGAACTTGCATTAGAGAGTGGTATCCCAATTCAAGAAGTGAGTGAATTTGTCAGACACAAAAACATTTCAACTACGATGATATATGCAAAAGAGTTGAATCAAAGAAATAGCAAAATTGCTAATACATTAGGGGATTTCATATTTGAGGGGTGATTAAAATGAGAGATGATATGAAAAAAAGATTAGAAAAGTTAAATAGAGTACCATTATACATTACGCAAAAAAGGAAAATAAATAAACTCGAAAGAGAAATAGAATCGCTGCAAGAAACCATAAAAAATGACCTTTATGTTTCTTTTATGGAAAGATTAAATGAAAATTACGAAGTTGAAAGATTGAGAAAAGAAAATAGAAATTTGAGACTCAAAGTAAGAGAATTGAAAAGACAAATATCAATACAAACTCAAAATAAAAAGGCTCGTAAAAGCAAATGACAATAGAATACAATGATGGCAATGTCAGAGATGATTTCTCTACAATAATAAATCAATCAGCCCAGAGTTATGCAGAGGTAGTGTAGTGTATTTGTTTTCTCAAGACCAAGTTGACTTAGTAAAGAAAGTTGCAGCAGAAAAATATAGAATAGATGTATCATGTGTAAAGAAAGATTATTATTGGGAACTTAGAAAAATTAAAGGAAAGAAGAGTGATGACAATGGATAAAACGGAATATTTAGGAAAGATGCAAATGGCATATTATGGAGAAAGGAATGCACTGGAAGAATGTATTCAAGAAAGATTAAAAGTTGCAGATTTGATAAGCAAAGCAATTTCCCAAATAGATACTATACAGCAACATATATTCGGACTTGATGAAACAATGTGGATATATGATGAATTGAGTAGAATAAGTAAAATATTAGAAAAGGGGGCATTAAAAGATGGAAAGTAAAAATTACATAATGGAAATACACGAAATGGAAATAATAAATCACTATGGAGTTATACCTCAACTTAAATATATGCAAACCGAGATGTTTGAATTTGTAGAGGCTGTATTGGATGCACAACATTATCTAAAGCAGGAAGGTCTTTTGCTATCAAATAATTTGATTGAGCATATAGAAGAGGAATATGCAGATATAACGATGATGTTAGAACAAATAAAACTTTATTATGAATTAGATGACAACAATATAAGAAAAATAAAAGAAGAGAAGATAGATAGACAGTTAAAACGAATATATGAGGAGAAAAAAAGATGATTGAAATAAACACAGAATTAAAGGATATGATAATTTCTGCCTTTAGATATAGTCTAGGCAGGCAAACATACATAACTGATGAAACTTGTTCATTTATAATGAAGCATCCTGAACTTATAAATGAAAGAGTTAAGCATGTAATGTTAAAAGATTTACAAGAATTGGATTCTTATTATCCAAGTGGAGGGGCTGATTTTTATGTATTTAAAGGGTTTGAAGAATGGTTAGTGAATTTGGAGGTAAAAGATTAATATGGTAGAAATTATAAAAAATGAGAATAAAATTAGAAAATTATTAGGGAATGATTATTGCTTAGAGACTAGGGCTGTGTTCCCAATACAAAAAGAAAGAAGAGGTCGTTGGGCTTTATACAGTGATAAAGATATCTACTTAGAAAGACCAATTATGACAAGTGAAACTAATACAGAAAAGGAATTGTTAAAATTTGCTAAAAAGCATCATGAATATGATATAACTTTATTTCATTCTAAATTGAGAGTAGCAGTAGCAATTGTTATGATGATTGCTACATGGGCAAATATATTTATTAATAGCAGTACTATAAGAATAGTGACACTTTCAGTAGATGCTTATTTGATATTTGAATGTCTATTATCAGGACTTGTTGACAATCATAATTTTAAAGCAAAATGTCTTAAATTTATAGAAGAAGTTAAATATTTAAGAAGGGGAGAATAAAATGAAAAATATAGAGGAAATTAAGAAAACACCTAATTTATTCATAGAAGCAGAGGCAAAAAACGATGGAATGGGTGGAAAATATTATGATAAATACACTGGCAAATGGTTAAACTTTATTTTTAGTTACCAAATGGGCTGGGAACATTTATCAGTTAGTATGCCAAGCAGAACTCCTACTTGGGACCAAATGTGTATTATGAAAGATATATTTTGGAATAAAAATGAGGCTTGTGTTGAATATCATCCAAGAGAAGAAGATTATGTAAATAACCACAAACATTGTTTACATATATGGAGACCAACACATGAACCTCTTCCTACTCCACCAAGTATACTAGTTGGATTCAGGAACGAAGAAGAAAAGCAAGCCTTTTTAATGATGGCAAATGCTATGGGAGTTGAAATAAATAAATGGGAATACAATAAGAGAGAGGAAAAATAATGGATAATGATACATTAGCAGATTATTGGAGAGATGTAAGCCCAATATTAAAAGAGCAAGCACAAGAAAAAAGAGAAAATTGTTTTAATGATAGATTAGAATATGCTAAAAAACAATTCTTAGAAAATAATATACCTTTTAAATTATGTAATTTAAGTAATGGACACTTCAATTTATATTGTGGTAAAAAGGTAATTATGAGTTTTTGGAGTTATACAGGCAAATTATATATTCCAAGCACTGGATTTAGCGATAATGTTGGAATTAGAAATTGCATAAAAAGATATAAAAAGATGATAGGTGATAAAAATGAAAAGTGCTAAAGAGATGTTTGAAGAATTAGGCTGGAATGAGGAGAACTAAATGATTTTATATATACCATTAATATTATGGGGGTTAATTGGTA